GTATAAGCAGCTTGAGGATATTAGATCTAGACTAATTTCAAGGATGAACAGTCTTGATATCACGGATTCACGTAACTTTAGAACATCATCCTTTAGTAGAACATTGTTTTCTGACATTGGTGAAGCTACAAGACGTTTTGGTGATGCAATTGATGCATATTCAAGACTTCAGGAACGCATTGAAAGAATTGTTTCAAAAAACATTCCTGATGAAGAAAAAGATGAACGCATCAGAACAACATTTAATTGGGAAGGATCAAGCGTTCGTGATGCTATCAAGAGATGCAGAAACGAACTTAAAGAGATTGAAAATCCGACTCCAATTCCGCGTGATTCAGAGGAATAATTCAAACGGAGGTGTTTAAGAGATGAATAACAATTACGGTTTACTTATCTCAGAGAAAGACACCTTATTACATAGAAAATATTTTGATGAAATGTGCAAAATGTTGGGCGTAAAAGTTAAACATAGAGCACCCAGACAAGGCAAATCTTATACAACATATTCAGAAATCGAAAGTAACTATTTTGAGCCTGTGGAAGTTGGATGTATCTTTGAGGAACATCCAACACCACAGACAATGAAAAAACTTGGATGGAATAGTGAGTTGCAGCAATCAGCGGCTATTATCTCTGTGCCCTATGACACAGAAGGTTTACAGCAGGGCTCGTTGTTTACAATACCTGGTCCGTTTAATTCAGTTGGTAGATTATTTAGAGTTATTCAGATAACATCAATAATGATTTATCCAGCATCACTAACTTGTTTACTTGTACCTGAATATGAAAATACATTTTCTGATAATAGTTATCAACATAAGACAAACAGCTTCAATCTTTTGAATAGAGAAGAAGAGTGGTAAATAGATGTATTTAGAAATTGTTAATAACGAAAATCAGTTGAATGAATTGTTTGCTCAATGGCTTGTTAGGCAGATTCAAGATGAATTGATTCTGAATGTAAGAAAAACTCAATTAGCAAAATGGGATGCATTCTTTGAACAAGACACAACATTTCCAAAGTTAAGTGAGAAAACAAAAATTTCAACATCGAATTTATTGTTATTTGGTATTAGAAATATTGTTTATCAATTGATGCCAAGCAAAATTTGTATAAGAATTAAGCAGAATACATTTGCTCCAAATTTTAATCAGGTACAAATTGAAACACTTTGTAAACTAATTGAATTTGGAAATCAAGAAATTTCAGGGTCATATATATTTACACCTGTACTTAGTGCAGTTGCAGAGAATATAAATGATTATGTACAAAGATTTTATAGGGGATTTTAATTCATGGCTGTTCGTTTTTATGATGAAGCACTGTTAAAAAAATTACAAAATTGGACAGCTGGCACCGAAACAACTCTTGTTGGAATAAATGAAACTAGAAGGTTATTTCAGACAGTAGCTGATAAACAAAACGATAAACCTCTTCAATTACCTCTCATCGCATTAAGTAGAAATGGTGGTTACATGATTCAAAATAGAAACAAGCAACCAATTTCTCATAGTGGATCAACGATGATTGTAACTACAACAAGTGGTGCTAAGTTGAATGCAATTCCAATAGGTATCAATTATCAGCTGGATATCTATACTCGCTATCTTGAAGAAGCAGATGAATATGCACGCAATCTTGTATTTAATATTATAAACTACCCTAAGTTAAGAATTGAAATTCCGTATGAAGATTGTCATTTATTTCATGACGCAAACATACGATTAATTTCAGATGTTGAAGATAATTCAGATATTCCAGAACGACTTGTTTCAGGTCAATTCACAAGATTCACTCTTGGTATTGACATAGACGATGCATATCTGTTTGATGTTAGAATTAAAGATAACTTATCAATTGTACCTGATGGTGGAGTTGGGCTTTTGATTCACACATATATGGAAGACACCAATAAGTGGGAAATTGATAAAGAGATGATTTTTTAAGACGTAAAATTTGATATAGGAGATTTTATAATGGCCAACGATAATGTTAAAATTGTTATCAATGAAGTTAACGAAACACGACCTCTTGGCTCTGGTGTAAGTTCAGATATTGCTTATATACCTGGTCTTGCAGCAGATAAATGGGTTACCAAGGTTAACGATATTGGCGAACCAATCGAATATAAAACAGTAAATAAACTTGACGAATATGGTAACAAGATTCCAATCTATGACGCAGAAGGCAAGAGACTTTTTGATGCGGATGGAAATTATCTGTATGAAACTGAGCTGTGGCACCCTTCTCGCAATGTTCCTGTTCTTTGTAATACTGTTGATGAATTTGAATTCTACTTCGGTCCAACACCATATGTAATGACTGCTTCTGACACAGTTAACTGTGATAAGCCTCATACATATCAACCTGGTGATTATGATAAATCGTATCTTTATGCAAAAGAACTTCTCAACGCAGGCATGTCGGTTATTTATGAGAACATTTGTTCTTATGATGTAATTGAGGATCTTGCAAATATTGATGTTGTCTTAACTGAAGAACAGATCAATGGTCCAGAAGTTAAACTTGTTGAAGGCGCTTCCAACAGATTCTATTTCAATGCTCCTGTAACTGATGCAAACATTGAAGGTGATTACGAATTTAGATTTACATTAACTACTACTGCAAAGAGTGGTGATGTTCGTGCACTGTTTAGTCTTCCTACCCTCTCTGACACTGATGAGCATGGTTTACACATGACTGTATCAAAATTTGAGCAGATTCTTGGTGAAGGTGAAACCTCTAAGTATACAGTTAATGAAAATGATTATTCAATCAGTTGGAGTGATTGCACAGAACTTGATCACAAGTATGCTCAGTTCAGAATTGTTATTCATTACGAATATCGTTACAAGAAAGATGTTTCTATCGCTGGTGAGCGCTTTACTCTCAGACTTCAGGTTGTTGATAAGGATGTTTATTCACAGGCTCTTAGAGAGCTGAATCCAACAGCTCTGCCTGGTAACGAGACTGTTCTTCCTGATGTAGCTGTTAAGAGTAAGATTAGTTATCTATATGATAATTTACCTGAAGCGCTTGACCGCCTCGAAGATAAGAATGAATATAGTGTCAAGTATATCACCAGTGGTGGTTATCCAACATTTATTAACATTCAGCAGGAAGATGGTTCTTATGCATATGCTCTTGCTGATGCAATGATTGATTGTGCTGCAAAGCGTGGTGATGCTGTTGCAATCATTGACCATATTGATGATCCTGCAGCTCCTCTTCGTTATAATGATGAGGGTTCATTCTATTATCAGGCAAATGATTATTTCATGGGTGGCGCTAATAACGAATATGGTACAATGTTTTCTCCTTGGGGTCGTTACACTTGCGTAACTGTTACTGATGTTGCACGAATGTCTCAACTGATGCCTGCTTCGTTTGGTTATCTGATGTGTGTTGCGTATGCTATTAAGACAAGCCCTAACTGGCTTGCAATGGCAGGTGTAACTCGTGGTATCGTTCCGAACCTCAAAGAGCTTCATACCAATGAGATTTTAACAAATGTTATTGCAGAAGATTATCAGCCGAAATATGGTAAAAATCTTAATAACATTTCTGTAAATGCTATTACAAATGTTAAGCCTTATGGTTTAACAATTTGGGGTAATAGAACTCTTGAGACAGTTCATGAGCGTGGCACAACAGCTCATAACTTCCTCAATACCCGTAATATGGTAAGTGACATCAAGAAGCTTGCATATAGCACTGCAAAGCAGTTGATGTTTGAACAAGATAGTGATGTTCTCTGGTTAAAATTCAAGTCTGGCATTAGTCCTCTACTTGATCAGCTTGTTGGTGGATTTGGTATCAGTGGTTATAAAATTATCAGAGGTACAACAAAGTACAATGGCCAGGCTCTAACTCGTGGTGAGCTTGCTGCTGTAATTAAGATTTTCCCTCTTTACGCAATCGAGTACTTCGAAATCACAGTTGTTCTTGCTGATGAAGATGTTACAGTTTCTTAAGGTAAAGGAGCATACATATTATGGCATATCAGGAAAAAGATAAATTCATTCATTTACAAAATACTGATAAGAAGTCTACCCTTCACGAGCAGGGTGACAAACTTGGTACATACCACTTATCAGACAATCCGAAGTATTATGAAATTCAGAGAACAAACAACTTCATCTTCTATGTTGAAGGTTTGTCAAATCAGATTGAAACTGCAAACAATTATGCGAAAGCAAATGCAGATGATATCATTAGAATTTCAGTAAGTAAAGCTTCCGTACCAAGCTTCCAGCAGTCTGCTATCGGTGTTGCTCGTGGTAACAATACAATCAAGTTTGCTGGCAAGCCTGAATTTGGATCTGGCTCAATTGAATTGAACGATTACATTGGTGCTGGTACAAAAGATGTGCTTGTTGGTTGGCAGAATAAGTCTTATGATGTTAAGACTGAAAAAGTTGGTCTTGTTACTGATTACAAGAAAGACGCCTACTTGCTCGAATATACTCCAGATTATCAGCTCGTAAGAGCTTGGAAAATGTTTGGTTGCTGGATTTCTTCACTTAATCTTGGTGATTATGATCATGAAGGTAACGGTAAAGTAAGTCTCAGCGCAACCATTGAATATGATAAGGCTTGGATTGATGACTCTGATGTTGAGTAATTAAGCAAAAATCAGTATGGGCGAGACTTTTACAACCTCGCCCATATACTTTTATAAGAGGAACATTCAATGATGTTGATTGAAAAATTTGAAGTACATGATACATTAAATCCGAAGTTGTGAACTGCGGACAATAGATTAAGTGAAGATGTTAAACTAAGATTGATTGACATCATTGAACAGTTTGTATCGACTTGTGATATTGAATTGAATATTGTGGATGCTCATCTTGTTGGAAGTAATGCTTCATATAATTACACAGAGTATTCAGACTTGGATGTACATTTGATTTCAAACTTTGATTTGATTGATGCTCCAAAAGATATTATTCAGACAATGTACAATGCCCTTAAAGCGAAGTTTAATGCTGATTATGATATTTCAATTAGAGGTGTCAATGTTGAAGTTTATGTTGAGGACATCAGATCAACATCAATTTCAAACGGTGTGTTTTCGTTATATGAAGACAGGTGGCTAAGATTTCCGAAAAAGTTAACAGATGTACCTCAAGTTGATATTGACGATGAAGTTGCAGAGTGGTCATTGAAATTTACTCAGGCAATCGATTCAAACAATTCAGAAGCAATCACAAATGTTATCAATGATCTATATATGCTCAGAAAAAATTCACTGGACACAGAAGGTGAATATGGAGCAGGAAATTTAACATTCAAGGAAATAAGAAATCTTGGATTGTTAGACACAGCAAAAGAAGCATATAAGAAATTTAGATCGAAAGAGCTTACAATTGAACATCTTTGTTTACATGAAGATTCGAGAACAAGTTTACTTGCAAAATCAAAAAGAAGCCAAAAAGGTTTTGAGAGATTTAAGAAGCGTGTAAAATCTCGTGTTGCAAATACAGTTAAACAGTACAACAGTATTGACATGAATAAATTATTTAAAGATAATATTCTAACTGTTGATGTTGTTGTAAAAGGTGAAACTGATACATATACTGTTAAAATAAGCTACGGCGGTTTCATTGAGTTACTTCGTGACCAAATGAAAGTAACAAATGAATTAAATCTGAAAGCTGTTACAAGAGCATTGATAAATGGATTTAATCGGGAAGACGTTTATATAAAATGTTCTTGCCCAGATAATCAATATCGTTTTGCATATTGGCAGTCAAAAAATCAAATCATTTCTGGCGATCCAGAAACAAGACCTTCAGACATAACAAATCCTGATGACACTCTTGGATCAGCTTGTAAACATATTCTTTTAGTATTGTCAAATACAAGTTGGTTGTTAAAAGTTGCATCAACGATACTTAACTATGTAAAGTATATGGAAAAACATTACAACAGACTATATCAAAAGATTATTTACCCTGCAATCTATGGTAAACCATATGAAGAACAGCAGCTTGATATATTTGGTGATGATGAACTTATGGATACTTCAACTGATACAATTGATATTTCAAACAAGTATGCAATTGACAAGAATAAGTTCCAAAAAGGTAATCCGTATAGATTTACAAAACAAGATAATGCAGAAGAAGATGGTAAACAACTTACAATCGATGATGTAGAACTTGACGATGAAATTCAATAATTGAACCTAA